TTGGACACTAATTCTGTATAAGTTTTGGATGGATGCTTATCCCAATGCTTTGTGGATCTTTCCGATCCGTGGTGAGAGATCTATAGTAAAAAGTATGAAACGGCATCCTGGAATGAGACGAAGGTCGGATAAACAACAAAGGAGTTTTGTTAAAGCGTTACAAGAGCGGCAAGATTTGGTTCGCAGCTCTGTTAAGAATTATACTGATGTGGATGTTTTCAAAGTGTCTAACGGTGATGAATCTGAAATACAATCATTCCTCAACTTTATCAGCATTCCAGTTGATAAAGCAAAGATAAATAAGTGGATTGAACCTGGACGTATGAAAAACTAATATGAAAGATTCAGTAAATATAATATGTCTGTATTGGGTGGGTAAGTTTCGTGGCAGGGACTTCACTGAGGAGGATGTGATTCGTCTCCGTCAAACCGTTGACAAGCATATGGACCGGCCATATAAGTTTTATTGCCTGACCAATGATATGGATGCAGACATACCGGCTGAGAAGATTGAGTTGGATTATGCATGGCCAGGGTGGTGGAGTAAAATGGAATTACACCGTCCAGACTTACCTTCAGGTAGGACTCTGTATTTAGACCTAGACTCTCATGTGATAAATAGTTTGGGTCCGATGTTAGATTATCCTGGGAATTTAATTATGTTCAATACCAGAACGACCAAACGTAAGCAGGTAATGGGTGACTACTATTTTAAGCGTGAGGGAATAGTGTGGAAATATCAGGCTGCAGTGATGTTATTTGATCCGGGATCAACAAGTTGGGTTTATAATAAATTTCTTGAGGATCCGGACAGGTGGATGAAGAGATTTCGCAGTGAGCAAGATTTGATGGGAGAGTGGATACCAGATCAGCCACTGTTTCCGGAGCATTGGATGATTAAATTGGCAACGTTTGATAGACATCCCAATAAGTCAATTGATGGGACTATTATTATAACTGGACAACCTAAAGGTGTTTCATTCAGGGAGCCTAAATATGCACCGTGGTTAAAGGAGTTAGCGAGATGATACACGTGATATGTTTTTATTGGCAAGGTGATAGGTGGCAGACTCCAAGTTATGTCAAACCAGCTGATCATGAGAATTTGCAACAAAAGAACATGAACCGTTTGGGTGTAATAGATGTTTCACTTCCACCCAGGTATGTGAACAACTTATATCATGGTGTAAAAAGATATGCAGATCGTGAAGTTAAATTTGTTTGTTTCACCAATGAAAAATTAAAAGGATTAGATAATAGGATTGAAGTTAGGAATTTTCCAATGCATACCATAGATGGTGTTTTACCTAGACTATACATGTTTAGCAGAGAAGCCGGGTTGTTTGGTCATCAGGTATTATGTCTTGATCTTGATTTAGTTATAGTGGGTTCATTGAAAAGTTTATTGGATTATAATGGAAGGTTCTGTGCTCGGTCTAAATTCAAGCGGGGAGAAGAATATAAATTAGATGGTGACATTATGAGCTTTCGTGCAGATGAAGAATCCGAGACTTTGTTTTGGAGCCCTTTCATTACCAATGTGGAAGATGCTGTGGACTGGACTCAGGGACGTGAAAGATATTGGGTGCGTCATGTTGCTGGGGACTTTGCCGATCGCTGGGATGAACATGCCCCAAGACAAATATTGAGCTATAAAAAGCATATTGATAGCAGAGGCATCATTCCGGAGAAGGCTGTTATCATATCTTGTCATGGTGTTCCCAGACCACATCAGATAAGAGGAAGTTGGATTAAATCATATTGGAAGTAATGTGGATAGATGTAAAAATACCGTACGGACCGGATGGACAGTTAGCTGAAGCCTATAATCGAGCTATGTTAAATACTACGGCTCCTTGGGTGCTTTTATTGGATCATGATGTGTTCCTATCTTGTAATCCTCATTGGTATGCGATATGCTTAGAAGCTATTGGAAAAGCTGAGGAGGATTCTGCTGTGGGATTACTGACATGCGTTACTAATGGTTGTAGTGATCGTCCACAAGGACCAGGTGTGGAAATTACCAAGATTCCAGATATAGATACACATGTTGATATTGCTCATCAGCTTTATAAGACGCACGGATCATCGATCAAGCGAGTAGACTCCTTCTATATAGCGGGATTCTTTATGCTCGTGAATTGGAAGGTTTGGAGGATATTAAAATTTCAACATCAAGGTAAAGGAGTGAACAAAATAGATCAAGACTATTGCAAACGGTTACTTGCAAATGGGCATTCTATTTATACCATGCCTGGGTTATATGTCTATCATCGCAAAAATGTAAGAAAGTTAAATTGGAACTAATGAAAGACCCTATTTTAATAACAGGATGTGCACGTAGTGGTACCAGCATGATTGCTGGAGTGATTAATATGTGTGGTGCTTTTGGTGGAAATATGTCGGGTCCAAATCACAACAATCGTAAGGGCATGTTTGAGAATTCGGCAATGCGAGATTCAATAGTAAAGCCTTATTTACGACAGATTGGTGTCGATGCAAAGGGACAATTCCCTTTGCCTAATGTTAATGACACGTTAATTCCCAGAGAGTGGAAATTTAGAATACAACAGGTTTTCATTGATCAAGGATACAAGGATGGTCCGTGGATGTATAAAGGAGCAAAGATGTGTTTAATGTGGCCTGTTTGGCATTATGCTTTTCCCAATGCTAAGTGGATTATAGTACGTCGCAGGACTGGAGATATTATTGAATCCTGTTTAAAAACAGGGTTTATGACTGCTTTTGGAAATACAGCCAATCAGAGAGCAGTGGGAGTAAGTAATGAAGAAGATGGATGGAAATGGTGGGTCAATCAACATATAGATCGTTTCATTGAAATGATGTCTGATGAGGACGGACCCAACTGTAAAGTGATCTGGCCTCATCGTATGGTCAGGGGTGATTATGAGCAGATGTATGAGACAATCGACTGGCTCGGGTTGGAGTGGAAAACTGATGTCCTTAATTTCATTGATCCTCTTTTATGGCATAGTAGACAACAATTAAAAACAACCTAATCATGGTAATATTAATAACAGGAAAAAGGGATTCGGGCAAGACAACATACGCCAAACGTCTTGTTGAGGAATTAAATGCTAATGGCGTAAATGCTGCTGTGCTTGATGGTGACGAGTTCCGTCAAGAAACCGGGAATGATGATTTCACCGATGAAGGCAGACAGCGTAATCTGGTGGGTGCAGCAAAAGTGGCTGCGGAATTGGAACGGCAGGGAAATGTCGTTGCCGTGGCATTTGTGTCTCCACGTAAAGCATGGCGTGAGGCAATGCGATTGTATTGGAAGGTGTCGCGGTTGGTATACATACCTGGAGGAACACTCTGGCCTAATACCACTTACGAAGTACCTGATGAAGATGAATTTGAAATACGGAGGAATAAATAATGGCAGTAAGAGTAACAGCAACTGAAGTAAAGGCAATCATGCCGGGTTGTACGGTAGCAGACGCAACCATTGATCTATTTATTACGTCTGCGAATTTGATCATTAACGCAATATTTAGTGGGGACACAACCACAAGTGATGCGGTATTGAAAGAGATTGAGCGATGGTACGCTGCCCATCTCACGTCATCAACTTCTTGGAGATTAGTTGCTCGTGAGAAGGTTGGTGATGCCGAGGTAGAATACGGAAGCAAAGTGGAGTATGTTGGGAAGGGGTATGATATACTCAAAAGTACACCGTATGGTCAGCATGTCCTGGCATTGGATACAACGGGTAAGATGAATAAGGTCGGGAAAAGAGCAGCTACTATTTATACAGTAACAAGTTTTGAATAATGAGTATTGCAGATACATTAATTCGAGCCTGTGTACAAACAGCAGTGTACTGGGGAAGCCCAGTAGCAGACGGGTATGGTGGATTCACTTTTGCTTCACCTGTAGAGATTGCTTGTCGTTGGGAGGAGAAAACCGGGACTTTTATTAATAGGAAAGGTGAACAGATCTTTTCAAAAGCATATGTTTTCACACTACAGGATGTTGTTGAGAGGGGTTACTTGTATCTGGGAGAACTAACTGATCTGGACAGTAATCCAGATGATCCAAAAGAGGTTGATGATGCACTTGAAATCAAACGATTTGATAAGTCTCCAGCACTTGGATCAACAACTGTATTTACACGTAAAGCTTATTTGTAATGGCTAGATCACGAATGGGACATATAAGGAGGCTCTCCGGGGCTGGGTTGATGTCAAGTACTGCCGCAAGTAGGAAGATACGTGGTATGGACAAAGTCGTGGCTAATCTCAATAGGGAGATTGGTAAAATGAGGAAAGGCTCTATCATTGGGTTGGCCAGTGCTGTAGAATACATTCATGCCGACACAGAGAAGACACCCCCATTAACTCCTGTGGATACTGGGAATTTAAGAAGTAGTTGGAGTACTCGTCTTTTCAGACGTGCAAAGCGGAGTTTTATTATGTTTGGATATACAGCAAATTATGCATTATATGTTCATGAGTTCTTGGGACCGGTTAAGTGGTCACGACCTCATTCTGGAGCCAAGTGGCTTCAGTACGCTATATACAGGAATCTACCGGTAATCAAACACATAATTCGCAGAAGTGCAAGAATAGGAAGAAAATGAACGCACAATCAGAAAACTAATGGGACCACAAAGTGAAGATATAAAAGATATGTTAGTAGCGGAGAGTTCGTTAGGACTCATATTTGCTACCAGCTTGTTCATTGGGTTGGAGCCAGCTACTCCCGATGAGACAGTTACTATATTTGATACAATGGGATTCCCTGATCAATTAACATTGACTCCAGGAGAAGTTTATGAATACCCATCAATTCAAATAAGAGTACGTAGTAACGATTACATGACAGGCTGGACATTAGCACATGATATAAAAACCTCATTACACGGCCGGGCACAAGAGACGTGGAATGGGACTTTATATAGTGTCATCTATACTCCAGGAGGCGTTGCTTTCTTGGATTGGGATGATTCTGATCGAGCTCGGTTTATTATTAATTTTAATTTACAGAGACGATGAAATTGGTTTTATTATTAATTAACTATTTACAAAGGAGGTAAAAATGGCTAGTACAGCAGTAGCAGGTGTAGGTACATTGTTTAGAAGGTGGAGTGGCTCCGGATGGGTCAATCTAGCTGAAATAAATTCAATTACTGGACCTGGCATGTCACGTGATACTATCGATGTCACTTCGTTGGATTCCACCGGAGGGTATCGAGAGTTTATCACAGGGTTTCGTAATGCTGGCACTATTGCTCTCGCGATGAACTTCACTCGTGCATCGTATGACTTGATGAAGGCAGACTTTGAGAGCAATGATGCTGTGAACTACGAAATCATGTTATCAGACGCTGAGAACACGTCATTTGAATTTGAAGGATTGGTAACAGAATTACCGTTAACCATTCCTGCAGATGATAAAATGACTGCGGATGTAACAATCCAAATCACTGGAGAAGTAACCATTAATTCTGGTTCTGGCTCCGCTTAAAATTGTACAACTCTAATCAGGGGTTGTTTTTTTATTATTAATTATTAAAAATTCTTAATCATGGGACTTTTAAATCGTAGTGCGTTACTTGAAAAAGAGAAGCTTGAAATTCAAAAAGTTGATCTTGGAAAAGGTGACTTTGTTTATGTTCGTCAAATGACTGGTTTTGAAAAGGAATCATTTGAACATAGTATTATTAATTTGAAAGAAGACGGTACGGTGGAACGTAGGTCAGATGACTTTCGTGCCAAGCTTGCCGTCTGTACTGTTTGTGATGAACTTGGTAAACTTATATTTAAAAATGCTGATATTAAAGTGTTAAGCAGGAGTATGAGTGCAGCACGTCTCACAAAGATTGCTGATGTTGCTTCAACGATGAACAAAATGGATGAGGAGAGTAAGGAGAAAGTAACAAAAAACTGAGAGGGCGGCCAAGCCGCCAGTTTCACTTTAGACTTTGCCGAGAGTTAGGCTATCCACATCCAGATTATTTACTTGAACAATTAACATCTGCACAATTATTTGAGTGGGGGGAGTATGATAAAATAGATCCCGTAGGTAAGTGGAGGGATGAATTGATGATTGCTTCTGTATGTTCTTTGATAACAAATACTGTTCGTCAGCTTTATGTTAAGGAAGGACATAAAGTAGAGTTTACTGACCCAGGTGATTTTATGATTAAGTGGGGAGAAGTAGATCAGAAACCAGAACCAAAGAAACAAACAGCAGAAGAAATGAAAGAGGTAATGCTTGGATTAGTGAGAGCTACTAAAATTAAAGATAAAAGGAAATGAACTTAGGCGAATTATGGGCAGTCTTAGGGATTGACTCTACACAGTTGGAGCATTCTGTTGTAGCAATGCGAACATGGGAGGGTAAGATGAATGCATCCCTGCTTCGTGTCCAACGACAGTTGGATGCTACATCTGCTCGTTTCGCGACGATGCAGCGTGGAATGTTTCGATATATGATCCTACCAATGGCAGCGGTAGGAGTTGCATCATTTAAGATGTATAAAGATTTTGAATTTAACATGAACAAGGTCGTTAGTCTTGTTGGTGTTGCTCGGAAGCAGGTGGATGCCTGGTCTAAAGAGATCTTGGCGATGGCTCCAAAAGTTGGAAAAGGACCAGTCGAATTGGCAAAAGCCATGTATTTTATTACATCAGCTGGTATCCGTGGTGCTGAAGCTATGGAGATTCTTAGTGAATCTGCTAGGTCATCTGTTTCTGGATTAGGAGAAGTGAAGGTGGTTGCTGACCTGCTCACGTCTGCTATGAACGCTTACGGTAAAGAGAATTTATCAGCTGCTCGTGCTAACGACATCCTTACTGCTACTGTGCGAGAGGGTAAAGCCGAAGCAGACTTACTGGCGCAGTCTCTGGGTCTTGTACTCCCAATTGCGTCTGCAATGGGGTCCACCTTTGATCAGGTTGGTGCTGCCACTGCAGCAATGACACGTACTGGTACTAAAGCAGCGACCGCTGCTATCCAGTTACGTCAGATATTTAATTCATTATTGAAACCTGCTAAAGAAGCTGAGGCTGCTTTGGGGCATATGAAGACTTCCAGTGCAGCATTGAGACGTGTAATTAAGGAGGAAGGTTTGCTGGCTGCTTTGGTAGAACTTGATCGTATTACTAAGGAATATGGAATAAATGCGATGGGTAAAGTAATTCCAAATATTCGCTCTCTAACTGGTGTTCTTGATATAATGGGTAAGAACTTTGAGAGTAATGTCAAGCTTACCAAAGCAATACGTGACTCATTTGGAGATGCTAATAAAATGTTTGCGGAAACGGCACACACCGTTGAGTTTCGTTTGAATGCTTCCATTGCTCGTGTACAAAGTAGTATGGTTAAGTTTGGAGAAGCTGTGACTGCTGGGGTTATGCCCATCATGGAAAGACTTAGCATACGTATTGAACGAATTGTTGAGAACTTTGATGCTCTTTCTAATTCCGAAAAGACAGCCAAGATCCAGACAGGATTATGGGCAGGTAAATTATTTCTTCTTGTTGCTGCATTTAGCATGTTAACAAAGTTAGCCAGTAATTTAATCTTTATTTTTAGAGGTTTAATGAAATGGGTGTCTCATAAGGCATGGCCCACACTTGCAAAGCAACTTGGTAGGATTGGCTTGGCAACTAAAGGTATTTCTCTTGCTGTAGTGGGGATTGCTGCGGCGTTTGCTGCTATGCTTGCTGCAGGGACAATGTACGGAAGAAAAATTGAAAAAGACCTGAAAAAGGAGTATGAGCTTAGAAAGGCTGGAATAAAGTTAAAGGGGGTTGAGCTTGAAGCATATAAAAAATTAAATAAGATTCAGCGTGAACTTGAAGTGAGAAGATTAACAGAGATAGAACATCAGAAACAACTTAATGAACAATATGGAGAATATATAAAACTTATAGAGCGTGTTGAGGGGTTGACTATGGAGACCTTGGGTCTACCTGGTATGAACATAACTCAGTTGGAAGACCTTAGAGATAAAGCTGAGGGTACGATCGGAGATATCCAACATTATGTAGAGGAATTGAGTAAAACTGCTGAAATTGAGATTCCTGTTGGTTTGGGTACAATGGATCCTTCAGCAATTGTCAGTTATCTCACTACTCAGGCGAGGATGATAGAGCAGTCTCTCATTGAGGGAGTCTCTGGACAGGAGATGTATAATGCGTATCAGGGGACTTTTAAGGACATTGGTCGTTCCTTTGAGGAGGAAATGGAGAAAAGTTCCACCAATATGCATGATGCTTTTAGTACCAATGCGATGGCAATGGGAGCTACAATGGCGGTTGTTTCAGACTCAATGATAAATAGTCTCAATACGGGGGCTTGGCTTGACGATCCAGGAGAAGCTTTCTTTGGTAGGATGGTTGAAGGGGCAGAAGGGAATTCAGAAATGATGAACGCGATTGCAAGAAAACAGAAAGATGATGAAACGGCAATACTGGAGAAGAAATCAGCTGATATACTGACGATAATATCTGTAGTAAACGCTGAGATCCAACGACAGGCAGAGGAGAGTCGTAAAAAGTTAAAATCTATAGCGGAAGCTGAAGTAGGTGTGGAACTTGGCAGACAGATGAAGACGATTGCTACAATGGGTCAACTCATCTGGACTGAACTGGAAGTTGCTGAGGCTAAAGTAGGTGCTTTTGAAACGGCATTAACTTCGTTGGCTGACCTTGGAGTTGGACCAACTGATGAGCGTATGCAGAGATGGTTAAAGTCATTAATAGCCGCACAAAAAGAAGTAACCCGTCTTGATGTGGGCGTGACTGATTTAACTGAAGCTATGAAAGATCTTCAGACACAGCTGGCTATTGCAGCATACAAAAGTGCGGCATTCTTTGATTTTGATGCTGAGCAAGCGGAATTGAAAGCGTATGAGACCTATTTAAGCAAGTTAATTGAAAGAAGACAAGAGTTGTTAAGTGTTGCTGGACCAACAGAAACGACTACTCCAGATATATCTCATTTAGTGTGGGATACATCTGCACCCACGACCTACAAGACTGAAATAATGAAGGTGGAGGAGCAGATACAATCCGTCATCCGTGCAATGGAACTGCTTAAAATGACTGCAGGGAAACCTACAGGTATGCAGCTTTTTGGAGAAATTGGGAAAGAGATATTAGCGATTGACGCATTAGTTAAGAAAGGATTTATAACACCATTAGATGCTGCACAGGAGAAATTTAAGCTGTTTGAGAAGAACTTTGCATTAGCTGTATCTGGTGGAACGCGGATGGCTGGTTTGGACCTAACAAACTTCTTGAATTGGACTAAGGAGGAAATGGAGAAGTTTGGTGCTGAGATCAGTAAAGCAGAATTCTGGGAGGATTTTACCAAAGCAGCGCAGGTTGCATTGCAAACAGTTGGTCAGCTTTTTGGAGCATTGGGGCAACTTTATCAAACCCAAATGCAGAATGAGATCAGCGCAATGGAGAACAGCGTTAAGAACAGGAACAAGAGTGAGAAATGGTTAGCAGCTCAAAGAGAACGCATACAAAACCAGTGGGGAAAGAAGATAAAACAAGCAGCAATTGCTGAAGCTTTAGTTAATGGAGCACTTGCTATGATTCGTGTGTTTAAAGATGTCCCATTCCCGTGGAGTATTCCGGTTGCTGCTCTTGTAGCAACAATGGTTGGTATCCAAATTGCAAATATCAGGGCACAGAAAATGGCTGAAGGTGGAATTGTACCACCTGGTTATCCCAGGGATAGTTATCCTGCTCTATTAACATCAGGTGAGGAAGTAATACCAGCAAGACAGAGGCGAAGTGAGACAGCAATGGGAGGAAAGGTCGTGTTTGAGATAGAAGGAGATAAGTTAGTAGGAATATTGGAAAAACGAAAATCAGTTGCAGCAAACTTTTAAATTATGGCATACGGACTGAGATATATTTGTGGCTATACAAACATCCATGGTAATAATGGAAGAGTGGCTATCTATGAAGAAGATTATGGAGATAGTGCTGAGTATCTTACTGTAAGGTTTAACACTGTCAAGATAAGTTATGCTTGGCGGACATGGGAAAATCCTATCATTGGCCAAACTGCTTCTTTTTCAATAGTCAATGATAAGGATGATTTTTTTGAATTACTCCCTCTAATGACTTCTGAAGAAAGAAAGTATCAGGTCATCATTGAAGAACTGGATAAAGCACCCAACACGATACTTTTCAAGGGGTTTTTGGATTGCAAAGATATGGAGCAAAAGTATTTACAACGTCAGGATATACGATTGAATGCTTCCGGGTACTTGTCTAAGTTACAATACGTAGATGCCCCCACGGTTGAAGTTCTGGAAAATGATACATTTATAAATATTCTTTTGGATTGTATTGATCAGATTGGTGGGCATGGTGTTAGTGGTTTTGCTATTCGTGTTAATTGTTCTTTATATGCGGTAGGTTCTCCGCTGTCGTCTGGGCAGACCCTGTTTAACAAGTGTGGTGTTTATAAGGAGGTGTTCTGGAAGAATAATATTGACAGGGATTCAGCACTGGAGGTGATTAAGAAGATATTATCTTCATTTGATTGCACTATGTATTGGTGGGATGATTATTATTGGATAGAAAGATATGTTGATATTTGGGATGAAAATCCAACATATGTCACGTATGTTTCTGGATCTGAGTATTGGCCAACTGATACAACATCGTATGCAGCCTTCCCAAAAAGTATTGTTGATTTTGTTAGTTTGACCAATTTGGATACCTCTCAGACACTACGAATAATGACAGGGAAGAAACAAATAGAGATTAATATTGAGCAGCAGTTACTTTTCAATCTTTTGGTTAATAACTTTGAAGATGCTCAATTGACTGATGCTGATGCAATTTATCCTACTCAAGGATGGCTCCCACCACCTGGAGGAGATATAGACATGCCTGAAATACGTCAATGGTTGCTACATGGTGGTGGATCGTCTGGGGGTCCAATTGTTTGGTCGGAAAAAGGTCTACCATTCCGAAATATTAGTAAGGCTGTACGTCGGGATGGATATGTACTCGAAAGTGACAATGAATTAGAAAAGGGGATGTATACACAATTTCGGGCTACAATAACTGCACAGACTTCTTTGACTATTAAATTCAAAGCAGGAACTGCAACCAATCCTTTTACGGGTGGTGATATTGATGAGTATACTACCCATTTTCCGGTGTCTTTGATGATTTGGTTACCTTCGGGATATTTTGCAGAATATGTAGAATATGATGAAAGTTGGTACGTCATAGAGGAAAGCTGGCATGAAACAGTAAATGGTTTGGAATGGATAGATGTTCCGGGATCATCCTGGGATCAAAAATTATGGACATGTGATGTTGAAATTACGATTCCTTTTCACGAGTTCGTTGAATCTGATTATTTTTATATTGGTAACAATCGCTTGCTTCTTACCATAGGAACGCCAACAGCTGACATGGGTGATCTGGAAGTACCTTTCCCTCATATTTATATTGGTGACGTAACGGTTTCAATAGATATTCCATTGCAGGATAATTATATTAAAGGTGATGTAAATACTAATTTTCTTGATAAATTAACA